TTGCCGCCGTCATCGCCGCGATCCCTGCGACCCAAGCATGGCTCGCCGCGCAAACCACGGAGGACGCGCCCAGTGAGTAAGCAAGTCACACTTACCGAGGCCCAAGCGAAAGTGGTGCAGCAATCCCTCGACGCGGCTATCCGCAGCGGGGGAGCCAATGCCGCCGTGGTCATCTTGCCGATCATGCAGGCGATCGAACAGCAGATGGCCGACAAGCCGGAAGCCGAGCAGTTGCAGGCATCATAACCCCGCAGCATATTAAGAATGAATGTATCCGACCCGCTCAACTATGGAATCAACCCAACCGACATGTCGTCGGGTCGGAGGAGTGCTGCCCTTTCTAAAATGAGTCAAGACGGCGAAAGATTGGCTAGGCTGGAAACTAAGGTCGACCTGATCTTGGAACACCAGGAGTCGTTCCGCCGCAGCTTCGAGAAGCACGATGAGCGGCTCAAAGGGTTGGAGAACACCAAGGCCGGCATCTACGGCATCGCCGGAGCGATCGGCGGTCTCTCCGCATTCCTCGTCGACGGCCTCCGCGCCGCGATTCTTTCCCCTAAATAATAACCGCACACAACCATGAAAAACATCCTCGCCAAAATCCTCGGAGTCTCCGGCCAAGTCTGGAACTTCTACGCGCCTTTGTTGAAGGCGCTCTTCGTCACCGGAGCCAGTGCCTTACTCCCGATCGCCCTCGAAGTGGTCCGTAATCTCGCCCAGACCGACAAGTCAGGTTCCGAGAAACGGGAAGAGGCAGTCGGCATCCTGAAGCAGGCAGCGGTGCGGCAGGGTCTTTCGGTCACCGAGAGCATCATCCGGTTCACGGTGGAGTCGGCGGTTCAACGGATGCGCGTCTAACGCTATGGAAAACATCAAATACACATTGTTGCGGTTCTTGGTCTCCAAGTCCGGAGGCATTCTTACCCCGATCATCGCGGGACTTGTCGCCACATTGGTCGCGAAAGTTGCGGCCTTCGATGCCAACCTTGCCGGTCAAATCGACCAGGCGGCGATCGTGGGTTTTATCGTGGCCGCGATCTTGGCTGTGGTGAACTACGCCACGAACGCGGCCCAGACGCCTGGTATCAAAAAGATTCAGGCGTTGGTCAACACCGACCAAGACGGCATCCCAGGGCCGGTGACCTACACCGAAGTCCGCAAAGCTATTGCCGTGAAGTGACCGAGCACCAGATCCATGAAGCCCTGTTCCAAAGGAAAAAAGAAAAACCGGAAGACAAAAGGCCGTTCTGGCTGCGGCTGCTGAGTTCGATACGACCAGAGATCAAACCGGGAAAGAACCCTTACGTGGGGATCAAAGGAAAAGTCGAATTTTAAGATGATCGAAAAACTAGCAGATGTGGCGCTCTCCCAAGTCGGGGTGCGTGAATCCGGCGGCAACAACCGCGGAAGCAAAATCCGTGTCTACCAAGCAGCGACAAACCTGAAGCCCGGTGCCTGGCCTTGGTGCGCGGCTTTCGTCGATTGGTGCGTGCAGCAGTGGCTCACGTATCCTGAAGCGCGGAAGTGGCTCGGACTGAAGCACCGCACCCCGGCGGGCTGGAGGCCGAAGACAGCGCGGGCTTTCGGGTTGATTGAGTGGGGGCGCAAGCGCCCGAGCACCGTCACGATCTTGCCGGAGAAGACGAAGCCGCAAGCGGGCGACATCATCGTTTTTGATTTTAGCCACTGCGGCATCGTGATCGGTGCGACCTCGAAGATCGTCGAGTGCGTCGAGGGGAATACCAATGGGCGCGGTGACCGGGACTCAGAATCCGGTGACGGCGTGTGGCTCAAGAAGCGCAATCTTTCGCTCGCTCGCTGCTATGTGCGGATTCATCCGAGCAAGGCGTAATAACTCCATAATGAAACAAACCGCCAACAGTTACCGCCGCAACGAGATGCTCCAGACGGCTCTCGCCGAAACCCTCAAACATAATCACGTCCAGATCGCGCTCGAAGTGCTGCGCGAACTGGGAGAGCCGGCCGAGTTGCCGGTTCCAGGCGAGGTCGATTTTTTAATTTTCAACGCAATGCAGAACGCCCGACGCGAGGGCTACTTCCACGCGCTGCGTTCACTCGAAGCCTTGGCTACGCCGATCAAGGTGGCCCTATCGACCAAAGACCTGATGCCGAACTTGGTCGACGAGTAGTCCTTTATGTCAGAGCAAACCACGACGAGTAACCCCCAGTCCGCACCGTCGGCGGACGCCAACCCAACCGTCACTCCGGAACTTTCCGAGACTGGCGGCACCATGACCTTCGACGCGGCACGTTCGCTGTCGGAGGCATTCAACAGCTTGGGCCAAGAGCCCGAGGCACCGAAGGCGGAGGCCAAAGCCCCCGCGGAACCCGCAAAAACTGCCGCCCCTGAACCCGTCGCCGACGCGAAGACAGAGGCCGAGCCTCCGAAAGCCGCCACGGCCGACGATCTCGCCGAGCTTCTCGGCGGACCGAAGAAGGCTGAAGCCAAGCCGGACGCCGATGACGAGCCGCCCGCGGAGCTCGCGGCGACTGACAAGGCGAAGAACGCCTGGGCCGAGCAGCGCAAGGCACTCAAGGACGAGCGCCGTCGCCGCGAGGAACTCGAAGCGAAGGTTGCCGAACTGGAGAAGCGTTCGACCGATGTCGCACCCGATGAGGTTAAACAGCTTCGCGAGGCGGTCGACACTTACGAGCGTGAGCTTCAGATCGCCCGAGTTGAGGCGACCAAGGAGTTCAAAGATGCGGTGGCCGTTCCTCGGGAGCGGATCAACGCGCAGCTTGAAGCCTTCGCCAAGAAGTATGAATTCCGCGAGGCCGATGCCCGTATCGCCTTTGCCGAAGCTGATTCCGAGAAGCAGACTGAGCTACTCGTCGACATGGCCAGTGGCATGAATGACCGGGATCGGTTCCGTTTCTACGAGATGGCCGAGCAGTGGCAGAAGGTGGAAGGGATCGCGAACAAAGTCCGCAACAATGCGAAGCTGGCTTTGGAGAAAATCCAAGAACACCACACCGAGCAGCAGAAGGCGTTCGTCGAGCAGCGTTCCAAGAGCTACCGGAACACTCTGGAAAAGGTCTGGGGCGATGTCACCGAGAAGGCTCCGCTTTTCAAGCGGCGCGATGGGGACGATGCCTGGAACAACCAGATCGCCGAAGTCGAGCGGTTCGCCACGGGGCTGGATTGGAACGTAGTTGCCGAGAGCGACCAAGCGAGGGCCGAGTTGGCTTTGCGTGCGGCCTCGGCTCCGTTCCTCTTCGGTCTGGTGCAGAACCTCTTCGCCAAGACGACGGAACTGAGCAAGACCCTCTCCAAATACCAGTCGGCTAAACCCGGCGCGGGTGGGGGAGCAGCCGATCCGGCTATCGGTTCGGGCACAGCCGAGAAGGTGGAGCATGAAGATTTCTTCAGCGCCATCAAATCGGGGATGGCAGCATAATACTCCTCTAGTTCGTTTCGACGGCTAGACGCGAGGCGGGGCACCGTATGGTGTGCCCGCCTCTGCATTTCTAGGCGGCGACGGATAGAAAAGGCTACAGATTTACATAAGTGTAGTCTTTCTTGTAACAGTTTCTCTGTAGTTTTTGTGACAGGGATTAGGACTTCGATCGGCGATGTCCTGTTAAACGAGACAATCATAACCCCATAATTTGACAACCCCTTACACTGCCGTATCTTAATCTCACGTTTACGGGTAGCGGCAATCATCCGGTAGAAATCAAAAGAGTTAGGCATCGCGTGTAAAGCCTGTTCCGCGGCGGGGTCAATCAGAAGCTCAGTCATTCGCTGTGCTCGGACCCGCCAATGCGGTCTCCGATACAAGCACGGAAAATGACTGTGTAACTAAGGAGAATTATAAGCATTATGGCTTGCACAAACATCGAAGCATTGTTCGTGGAACACGCCGGACTCATCCGGAACAACGTTTCCAAGAACATCATCAACTCCGATTTCTACCTGAAATATCTGCCGCGTGAGCAGTGGATGGACGGTCAGGGAACGGAATACCAGTATCCTATCTACGAGCGCACGCTTTCTAGCTCGCCCGTTTCTTTCTCGGCATGGGAAAGTTCGGACGGCGAAGCGGGTGGCACCTGCCAAACTGCCGGTCAGTCGATCGACAATTTCGGCATCACCCTGCGTTCCGCGAGCCTTAAAAAGGCCGCACTGAACTCGCCCGACATCTGCTTGGACGACCTTCAGTTCGCCTGGCAGGTTCAAGACCAGGTTAAAAACATCGTTCGCGTTCTTTCCGAGAACACCAAATGGGTGTGGACCAACGCTTATCAGGACGAATACATCGCGGCTTGCGGCACCAAAATGGTCGCAGCGGCGAACCTTCCGTCCGGTAGCGCGACCTTCCCGGTGACTCCGGCGACCTCCAAACTTACATGGGGGATCCTCGAAAGCGTTTACGAGCAGTTGGGATACGCAGGCGGCGGCATCAATCCGTTCGCCCGTGTGGACGAGATGACGCCCATTTACGCCGCTGTCGGCGAGCGTTTCACGTTCCATGATCTCAAGCGCCAAGACGCCAACACCCGTGACGACTTCCGTTACGCTTTCGAAGGTTCGGAGACGCAGTCCCCGATGCTCGGAGCGCCCGGTCTGTCCGGCGTGTATCGCGGCTTCCGCTTCTTCACCGTCGAATTCCCGCCCCGCTACGATTTCGTTGGCGGCGCGTGGGTTCGTCGTGAGCCCTTCTCGTCGACCCCGACGACCAAGGGTGACAAGTGGGAAGTCTCGGACGCGTATAAGAACGCTGAATTCACCGACACCGTGATTTATCACGCTGACGTGTTGAAGGTTCTTATCCCGAAACCCAAGACCAACAGCCCGATGACCTACAATCCCCAACACAGTTGGTCCGGGGAATTTGTATGGAGAAATATCCCTTCGAGGGATTGTAACGTAGACTCGAATATCGGTTTCTTCAGAGCCCTATTCGCCTACGGTCCGAAAGTTGAGCGTCCTGACCTCGGCTTTGTGGTTCGCCACAAACGCTGCGCTCGCGCCCTCGACTTGGTCGCTTGCTACTAAGGTAGCATCTCACATCACTCTGGGAGCTCCGGCTCCCAGGGTGCCAGAGGTGCTCCATTTTTAGCATGAACATTCCTTCGCCGAATCCCATCGTCTTTCCGGCGGCTCCGGAGAAGACGTTTCCTCATCTATGGATCAAGCGGCTCTTACTCGAAAGTCCCGCCGTCGATAAAGGTAAGATGGAAGCGCACTTTTCCCCCTACAACGCTGACACCAAAGAGATCGGCCCTTCCGCTTTCGACACGACTTTCACGACCGACGAACTTTGGGAAGCAATCGTTGAAGTTCCGGAGGTCGCGGCGGCTTATGCTGCTATATTAGAATCCGTGGGTCCGATGCAAACGTGGCTCGCCAATAGAAACCAATAAACACTATGAAATTCGCAATCCCTGAAGGAATGGTCCCGCCCGATGGCGTGGAAGTCGGATCCACATTCGACGCCCTCGCCACGCTCAAACTCGGTGAAGGTGAGCTTGAACTCATCGCTGTCGACGGTCTCCCCGTCGCCACGTCCGAAGCTCCCGAAGCCGAAGAGGCTCCGGAGATGAGCGAAGAGATGGGCTTTGAAGAAGCCGTCCGCGCCGGAATGACGGAATAGCTGGAGGGCTGTAAGCGGTGGATATTCCCGCAACCTCCGACAACATTCCGGGGACGCTGGTCCTGCGGGACGCCAGCGGCAATTTGTCGGCTAACGTCACTGGTAATCTTACCGGGACGGCGTCGGCCGTTGCCGACAACACGGTCACCAGCGCCAAAATAGTCGATGGCACCATAGTTGACGCCGATATCAGCGCCTCGGCAGCGATCGGCAAAACGAAGATTTCTGGGATAGCCATCACCGCAGCCGATAGCGGAACAGTGACAAGCGCGATGATTGCTGACGGTGCAATAGTCGATGCCGACATCAATTCGTCTGCTGCTATAGGACTTACAAAGCTGGCCGCTGGGGCACTTCCAAACGCTATTACTGTTTCCTCCACTAACTTAGTGGACGGGACAATCGTGAATGCGGATATCAGCGCGTCGGCTTCGATAGCACACACCAAGCTGGCCAGTGTCACATCGGGCAATGTTATTATTGGAAACGCCAGCAACGCGGCTACTTCCACGGCAGTTACCGGCGATGTGACCATAAGTAATACAGGGGTTACTACCATTGCCAACGGGGTTGTGATACCGGCGAAACTTTCTCAGCCATTAACGCTCGGCACGGCGAAATCCGCAACCGGACCAGACATTGACTTCACCGGCATTCCCTCATGGGTGAAGCGAATCACCGTGATGTTCGACAGCGTCAGCACGAATGGTTCAAGCAGGGTTATGGTGCAGCTTGGGGATGCGGGTGGGTTTGAAGAAACCGACTACATTGCATCCTGCACTGCGGTTACAGAAGGCAGCGCCATCAGCGGAGCGCCGATTACAACCGGTTTCCCGATCGCATACGGCTCGGACGGCACTGCTAGAACAGGCGCTATGATCATAACGCATATGGGCGGCAATAAGTGGGTGGCCCAAGGAGTATTTACAAACAACGGTATATCAAGCACCTCGCAAGTCGCAGGGGTAAAGACGCTGTCTGGCACGCTCACACAGGTTCGCGTGACCGCTTTTAACGGAACCGACACCTTCGATGCGACCCCAAGCGCCGGATCGGTCAACGTCATGTACGAAGGATAAATTATGATCGCCGACACCGAGAGACTCATTGACGGCTTCCGCGGCCTTCCTGCGGGTATGGATGGCTCCAAGGAGCCGCCCCAGACACCGGAAGATGCGGTCTGGTATGCGACCAATGTGACCTTCCGCGGAGGTAACGGCCCAGCCACGCGACCCGGATTCCGGGAAATCCCTTCGGATTACTGGCGCGATCCGGCCCCAGGGGCTACAGACTACGATCAAGATCTGGTTGATGGGGCGACCAGCCGCACCCGATACATCAACAACGTCCGCGGTGCGGCTTACGTGCAGGGTGTCTTTCTGTATCAGGATCCTCGTGAGGGAAACCCGACGCAGATGATTGTGGTGGCCGATGGCAAGATCACGGCGCTCGATTTTAATGATGCCTCTTGCTACTTGCTCAACCCGACGGACGGGATCTCCGCTGACGTGCCGGTCTACATGACGCAGGCCGAGAGGTTCCTTATCATCCAGACCGGGCAGGACGAGCCTCGAATCTATGACGGCTACGTGCTACGACGTGCCAGTGAGTATGGCAACCAAGCGGTGCCAATCGGCAAGCAGATGGCTTACGGGCAGGGGCGGCTCTTTGTTGCGGTCAACGAGGGATCGGAGGTCATCGCAGGTGACTTGGTCTTCGGCGGATCGACGACCAATGTCGGGATCACCATTTCCAGCGCGGCCAACCCGACGGTCATCACCACGGCCACGAATCATGGTTTCTCGGTCGGCGACCAAATCACAATTTCCGGTCACAGCAGCACGCCGCCGATCAATTCGACATACACGATCGGCACGGTCCCGACGGGCACGAGCTTTACCCTCCCGGTGGCGGTGACTAGCGCCGGAAGCGGGGGCTTTGTCGCCCGCTTCAATGCAGGAGCCGACAGCGATCTGCTGCGGTTCACCGAGACGACTTTCCTCAATGAAGGCGGCAGCTTCGCCCCGACCGGAAAAGTCGGACGGGTCACGAGCTTGGCTTTTCTTCCGGTGCAGGACACAGCGACCGGGCAGGGGGATCTCATCGCGTTCTGTGAACGTGGGGCGGTGACCTTGCAAGTCTCGGCTCCCCGTGACCAATGGAAAAATCTACAAGGATTTCAGCGGGTGCTCTTCGACAACATCGGCTCGACGAGTGACAGCATCTTGGCGGTCAATGGCGATTTGTTTTTCCGCTCCCGTGAGGGCAATGGCATCCGCACCTACCGCAATGCTAGGGCCGAGGCCGACGGTTACGGACAGACACCGATCTCCGCGGAAATCGATCCAGTGCTCCGGCAGGATACCCAATGGATGCTCGATGGAGTAAGTATGGTCAATTTTGACAACCGTCTTTTGATGACGTGTTTTCCGCGGCAGTATCCCCGGCGGGCGATCGATCAGGCGCAAGCCGACTTGTTCGCCGCAGATCCCATCCCGACACTTTATGAGGGGATCGCGGTGATCGACTTTCAATCGGTGTCGGTCGGACGTGGTAAGACGGCCGCGGTCTTTGACGGGGTCTGGACGGGGCTTCGCATCCTCAAGCTCGTGCAGGGCACCTTCGACGGTGATCCGCGCTGCTTTGCGGTATGCTTCCACGAAGATGAAACCGGACGACGTATCGAAATCTGGGAGGTGACCCGACGCGACGAATACGACACCCCGGTCGAGGGTAAGCGGAGGATCACGGCGGGTATCGTGACTAGGGCATTTAATTTTGAGGATAAGATGGGGCTCAAAAAGTTGATCCGCTGCGACCTGTGGTTTGATGATTTGGGTGGTGGTGAGGATTTTCCATTCGAATGTGAACTAGCCTATCGCCCCGACGACTATCCGAACTTTACCACTTGGCAGCGGTTCGAGCGGGCCTTTGAGACGGAGTTCAATATTCCGACCTACGTCACAACCCCGGCGGAGCCTTTCAACCTTGAGCGCGGCTATGCCCCCCAAGTGCGGTTCCCCGTGCCGCCTCGCACGGCTAATATTGCGACCAACGTCCCCGCGTATCTGGGCCACGATTTCACCTTGAGGGTCAACTGGACCGGCCGTGCCCACCTCGGGCGTCTCATGCTGCACGGTCATCGGCTCACTGAAGCGGTTAACGGAGGAACCCTGTAATGCCCATCCTGCAAGAGATCCCGACCCTCGACATCGCCATTGAGCCGGCCATGAACTCGTGGAGCACCCCGCCCGCGGGGATTCGGCTCTTAATTGAGGAAGGCCCGCCCGACTTCTATCTTTTGATCGATGACGATGGGCACCGTTTGCTGATTACCTAATAATCCTGTAAAATAATAAAATGCCCTACACATCAGATAAGAAACCCGGAGCTTTGACCGCCGCCACAGTGCTCGCGGATAGCGACAATGTCGTGGTCGAGCAGAGTGGGGATGTGAAGAAGGCAACGCTGACTCAGGTCGAGGCTAAAATCTTCGCCAGTAAGACGGCCTTGACCACACCTGGCGGCACCGAGGTGACGATCGTGCGGCAAACCGACGGCAACCTCCGCCAGGTGCCTTTGGCTAATATCGTCCCGGCGCTCAATATTACCGATGCCAAAGTCAGTGAGTCCGCGGGGATCGTAGATACGAAGCTGGCCACAATTAACACAGCCGGCAAGGTGACCAACAACGCGGTTCAGGCTACCGACGCAAACACCGCCAACCGGATCGTCGCCCGCGATGGCAGTGGCAACTTCGCAGCCGGAACAATCACGGCAACGCTTTCGGGGAATGCCAGCACTGCGACAGTTGCGAGCGGCGTGGTTGATGCGTCTATTTCGACGGCGAAGATCGCCGACAGCGCCGTGACCAGCGCCAAGATCGCCGACAGCGCCGTGACCAGCGCCAAGATCGCCGACAGCGCCGTGGCCAGCGCCAAGATTGCCGACAGCGCCGTGACCAGTGCCAAGATTTTAGACGGCACGATCGTCGACGCTGACATCAATGCCTCGGCGGCTATTGCCGGAACCAAGATCTCGCCGAACTTCGGATCGCAGAATGTGGTGACGACTGGAAGCGTCGGGATTGGGACGAGTTCACCTTCCACAAAGCTCCAAGTCAGTGGCACCGTAACCGCAACCGCCTTTTCTGGTCCACTTACCGGAACTGCCAGCGACGTTGCCAATGGAGCAGTCACTGCCGCCAAGTTGAACGGCGGACAGACTGGATCTGCGCCGATCTTCGGTTGCCGCGCTTGGGTGAATTTTGACGGAACTAAAAACACCAGCGGCACGGTCATCGCAGACAACACCAACCGATTTATCCGCGCAAGTGGCAACGTGTCGAGCGTTCTCAGAAATGGTGCCGGCGACTATACTATAACCTTTGCAACTGCGTTGCCTATTACAGACTATTGTGTGTTTGGGGCGGGTTTAGAAGACAATGGGAGTCTGCAACCAGTTCATACGACGGCAATAAGTCTACGTACGAATGCTGATATGTTAACGACTTCTGTTCGAATATTAAATTCTAATATCCATACAGGCACTCCCGTAAACTACTTATCAGACGGTCAAGTTGTCACTGTGAGTGTTATTTGCTAATCAAAAATAATTTATGGCACTCATCCCAGGAACACTCCTCACCGGAACCAAGTATCCTAACGACCCGCAGTCGTTGCTCGATATGTTTGCTTCCTACCTCACAGCGCCCGAAGCCAAGAAGAACCGGCCGACGGTGTCGGTGTATACTTCCGTCGCGGCGGCGACGATCACGGCGCGACCGGACGGGTTGGATGAAACCGTGTTTCTTAACCACGGCGGCACGGCAGCGTCCGCCACTTTTGTTTTCCCGAGTAACTCCAATAGTGTGACCGGACAGATCCTCCGGCTGTTTGCCCGCAGTGCGGTGACGGCGCTCACGGTCACCCCGCCCACTAACCTTTATGGCGCGGCGCTGACCGCACTGACGGCCAACCAATCGGTCGCATGGCAGAAAGTGGCGGCAGATACGTGGGTTAGACTGCAATAATGGCAACCTACCTCGAAGCACGTAACCTCTTAGCGCCCTACGTCGACAATGGCGTGGCGGTGACGGATACGACGCGCATCGACCAGCGGATCGACGAGGCCCAGCGCCGGCTGATCGACCATTACAATTTCCTCTCCCGCCGTGAAGAGAGTGCCCGCACGCCGCTCGTCTGGCAGACGGGCGGAACGACGGGTGTGCCGACCACGGGCAACCTTATCCTGCCAAACTTGGACGCGACCAAGAACATGATCTTGGCCCTGTGGCGTGAGGAGAATAATCAGCTTGAACTGGCCACGGGTCTGGAGACCAAGGCGTATTCCTACATCGAGCGCAACATCACCAACGAGATTGAGCGTGAACGACGGACTGCTTACGAGGGGCTGACGGTCAACGGGCAGAATACCTTCGGTGGCATGGTCGGACGGGTCGGCTTGGAGACGCTCATCCAATACCGGATGCCCGTGTCACGGATCCAGAGCATCGTCAATCGCGCTTACCAGCAGGCGGTCGATCACCACAACTTTGTCTCCCGTCAGGAGAATCTTGAGCGCAACACTATCACTTACAATGCGCTGACTACCAACGTGGATACCTTCGACGCTTTGCTTCCGGATGAAGTCGTCCGGCTGCTGACATTAGCCAATGTCGCGACTGACAACGGGTCGGATGGCGGTGGGCTCAAAGCCCAAGCATTTGAGCTTATCCAGCGCAACATTACCTCGACAGTCGAACGGGCGCGTCGAGTAGCCGCGGGAACCGAAGGCCGTCTACACAATGAACTCCCTGGGGGGCTGCAAATCCCGACGGCACGTCTGACCCAGTTTCTCTCGCAGGCGGCGACCGAGGCTGGAGCGCATTACGATTTCTTGGCGCGGCGGGAGGATTACTCCTCGGGAGTGAAGCCTAATCCTTTCCCCTATGAAGTGCTCAAGCCTTTGGTCGAATGTTATATCGCCACAACGGTCGGCACAGTCGAAGTAGCCAATGCCAAAAAGCAGGAATCCTTTTCAATCATTGAGCGCGACTTGATGCAAAACGTCGAAGCCGCCCGCCGTGCCACGGCCGGAGAAGAGGGTCGCCTCCACAACGAACTTCCCGAGGGTGTCCGTGTCTCCACCAGCCGGATGACCCAGTATCTCGGCCAAGCCGCCACGGAGGCTGGCACTCACTGGGACTTCTTGGCCCGTCGTGAGGATTATTCCAGTGGAACCAAACCCAATCCCTTTACCTATGAAGTGCGGAAAAAATACGTGGAGTCCTATCTCGCAACCTCAAGTGGTTCGGTCGAAGTCGCGTCGGCCCTCAAAGCCGAAGCGCAAGCGTTGATCGAGCGCGACCTGATGACCCAGGTCGAGGCGGCGCGGAGAGCGGCGTCCGGTGACGAGGGCAAGTTGCACAATGAATTACCCGGCGGGTTACAGATTCCGACAGGGCGTCTGACGACTTACCTTTCCCAGGCCAACACCGAGATCGGAGCGCACCAAGCGTTCCTGCAACGCCGTGAGGATTACAACGGCGCGGTTCCTGCGGTGACCTACGAGCAGCGCAAGCTCTTGGTCGAGAGCTATATTGCGACCTTGGCTGGCCAGGCAGAATTGGCCGCAGTCCTCAAACAACAAGCGTTTGCCGCGGTCGAGCGGGACGTGATGACCGGCATTGAGGCAACCCGTCGTGCGACCCGTGAGGCGTTGCTTGCTTCGGCCAACGACACCTTCGGCTACCACTGGGGCCGGATCGGGCTGGAACTTCCGGAGGCTTACAAGCTCTCGGATTCGGCGGTCAAACGCATGGTCAACTCGGCCGAGGAGCAACTCATGCTGACTGGGAAATGGGTCGGCACGGTAGCCGAATACACCCTTTCCGTGAACGCCACGGGCGAGTTCTTCCTACCGGCCGAGGTGGAGACGATTCTTTTCATGTCCTTCGATGGTGATCCCAAGCCGGTCCATGACCGACTCAACGAGTGGATTCGCGGCGGCACGGGCTACCGGGAGACTGACGACGTATGGCGCGAGGGCGCGGTCGATCGGGGCGAGGCGATCGATCCGGCCGACAGCGTCCTCAAGCGCAAATACTGGATCACCCTGCCGACCGCGGTTCCGGTCGTCCGCATCCTGGCCAAACGCCGCTTTGTTTCGCATACCAGCAACTCGGAGAAGATGTATCTCCGCAACTACCAAGCGGTCTTCGAGGCAACCAAGGGCATCCTTCTCGGGGGCGACCAGATCACCCCGCACATGGATAAGGCCAAGGAGATGCTGGCTACCCAGATTGCCCAACAGAGTTTCCAAGGAAACCGCGGAGCCGCCCACACACGTCGCGTTCTCATGTTTCGGTGATATAATAACTGTGCAAATGACCCTGACAGAGACTAGAACCGTGACCCCGCTGGATGTCCTGGAAAAGGAAATACTTCGGCACCCACAAGTGGACTGCCCGCTAGTCCATCGGTTCACCGACGGGATGTATATCCGCGAGATTTTCATGCCCGCAGGAACTGTGGTCACAACTCTGACCCACAAGACCAATCATCCTTTTGTCCTGACCAAAGGGAAACTCTCGGTCTGGAACAACGGAGAGGTCGAGCATCTCGAAGCTCCCCATGTTGGGATTACCCAGCCTGGTGCTCGCAGGCTGATCATTATCCATGAAGATGCTACATGGATCACGTTTCATGCGACAGATTTGACTGATCCGGATGAGATCGCCGAGACGATTTGTGACACAAAACCAAATCCTATTTTAGACGAAAGCGACTATGCCAAATCAATGTGGCGCAAAGATCAGCGCGGTGAGCTTACTCGCCCAGAAGAACTCAAACTGGAGGTAGCATAATGTCACTTGGACTGAGCGCAGGCACAGCAACAGCAATCGGAATCGGTCTCGGCACCGCCGCGTTGGGCACTGGTGGGAGTATACTAGCTTCCTCACTAGCTGGTGGTGGTGCCGGGAAAATAAACAGCAAGCAGATCAAAAAGGATCTAGCTGAATACATGGCCCAAATCAATGCAGCCATCGGCGCGGGACGTGGAAATGTAAACTCAGGGGTCGCCGCGATGGATGGTCAAATCGAAGACGCTGCAAACAATCTATCCAATGCTTCCGATCAACTGACCAAAGAGTTCTGGAATAAATTAGGCATCGAAAACAAGAGTCTCATCAATACAGCAAGTGCCTTAGTCAACTCATACGACGGAGATGTAACCAAGGCTCTACAAACGCTTCAGACCAATATTGGAAAGCTCAACGAAGGTTACTCCTCGGACATGGGGGCAGAGATTTCCCGATATGGTTCGGCAGAGGCTGCGATCAACGCCCAGCTTGCCTCTGACGAGACTGTCGCCGAAACCAAATTCCTTGACCGGGTTGCCGCGAACAAGTCCGAATACGAAGGAAAATCGACCGCGGTAATCGACGCTACCAAAGCCGAGCAGATGTCGCTCGGTGATCAATTTGTCGGTAAAGCAGACGCGGCGATCGGGCGTTTTGACAATTTTCTTTCTGGCTCACCCGCGATGCTGGACGCGCTATCCAAGAGCGTCCAAAAAACCCGACTGGACCTGATCGCCAATGCCGATCCGCGAGCCGCAGAGCTTTCTGCGATCGCCGACGAAAACGCTGCGGCGATGATGAGTGGAAGGATTGCCGCAGATGTCCAAGCTAACCTGGCACGCTCCGGAGCGATGCGTGCTTTGCAGGGGGGCTTCGGCGCGGATTCTGGGATGGGGCGCAACCTCCAAGCCCGTGACTTGGGGATCACCTCTCTCGATTTGATGGGTAAAGGCTACGACATGTTCGACCGCCAGCGCCGCCTGAACTACGACACCAAGGTTGCAGGGGTCGAGGGGACCGCGGGCGCATTGCTCGGCCAACGGCAGGCTGGAGAGGCCGATATTTTGAGGACATCCATCGGCACCGCTGAGAGCGACCGCAACCAGCGGGGCGGTGCGGTGCAAGAAGCCTCGGGACAGAAGCTACAGACCTTTGACCGGCTCTTTGGGGCGAACATGGGGGTCGCTGATGCCCTACGCGGACAGGACATGACACTGGCCGGACAACTTTCCGACAACCGCCGCGATGCCAACATACGTGCGACTGGCATGAGAACGGCGGCAACCCAAGACATCTACAACAACAACTTCGGACTGGCTAATACGGTCTTCAATGCTGGCCTCGGGTTGGCCGGTCAGAAGTTCTCGACGGGTCTATCGGTCACTGGCGACATCTACAAGACAAACGTCGGTGGCGCTGATCGCGTTTATACCACCCGGACTGGAGTATTCTCCGACATATTCGGTGGTCAGACCCAAGGTGCGATAGCAGGGATGCAGGCAAGAACAGCTTATGAATCAAACGCCTTGAGCGCAATGGCCACGGCGAGTGGGAACGTGGCCGCGACACAAGCTAACATTCCGATCATGCAAGCAGCCCAGCGTCAGGCTGGAGCCAACGCTTCGGCTCAGATGTGGGGTTCGGCGCTGCAAGCTGGCTCGTCGCTGGCTGGGTCATATCTCGGCAGTCAGAACTGGAACGCAAATGCCGGGCGGACGTTTGGTGGAAACACTTATCAACAATCTTTGGCGACTCCTGCCGCGCAAGGTGGCCCTCAATACAACGCATGGTTCAATAAATAGTCATGGCAAACTCTTTCATAGATCCGTCGCTCGTTAGAATGACGCTGCCCGAAGGGCCGGGCTGGGAGTGGAATCCTGGAGCGACTTTCGTTACTGCTTTCAACAACGCGCAAGAGAATAAACGGGCCAATGAGAAGATGGCGATGGAGCAACAGCTTTCCGAGATTCTCTTCCCCGCCAAAAAAGCGCAAGCCGAGTTCACGATCAAGCAGTTGGCTTACGAGTCGGAGCGCATGGAGAACTCCTACAAACTGCTGAACGAAGAAACAGACGAGCGGAGACGCCTGTTGAGGGATGGAGGCCGTGTTGGTAACCCGAATACTTCAAATGTAGCCCCCGCTGGCGGATATCAAAGCCGCTACGGATTCGGCAGTAAACTCTCTCCGGTTTCTACTACTCCGCAAACTGCTCAACCCACTACACGGAAAGTCGGTTCAGGCTTGATGCCAAAAACGCCAAAAACTCCATGAATGAATTTGAACAGTATCTTGCTTCAAACTTCGGGCTGAAACCAGGAGATGATGTTCCAGACGATATCTACGATCAGGCATCTGCTGGGTTCTTACAAAGCCGCACGACTGTCCCGACTATTGCTCCGAATGCATCTTCGTTTGATTTAGACCGGGCTATCCCCAATGCTTCGCCTGCGGCTCCGGTCGCTCAACCCAACCAGAAAGATCCTGACGCTCTTCAGGGAACTCCCTTTGATTACGGCCGCGCTGTCCCAATTTTGGAGCAGTTTGCCTCGGACTACGTCGACAAGGAAAACTTAGTCCGCGGTGCAAAGTATGGCGACAAAGCCGACATCGAGTCCGACTGGATGAATGCTCGCGAGATGACTTACGGCCCAGTATTGCAAGAGCTCGGCGTAACCCCAGCCAAGGCACAGATCGCAGCAATTAGCGTTGAGCGCGGCAAAGCCAAAAACATGCTTGAGGCTCTCGGGATACCGGAACGGCAAGCGCCCGGGCAACAGTCGCTAAGTTTGGAACCCGAGAAGGTCGAACAAGCCCGCATTCTGCAACAGGCCCGCGATGCGGAGCTCCAAATGGCTGACGCACCTAACGTCGACGAGGTCACCGTGGCAAATAGTCGCCAACGGGCTGCTTCGTTGGACGAGCAAATCAATGATCTGCTTGGCGTTAAGGATCTGCCTTGGGCTGATCGCTGGAATCAGAACCGGATCGCCAAGCTCGACGCCGCCCGCATGGAAGAAATGAAAGGCGGTTCGGTGAACTACTTGGGGGTTCCGACCAGCTTTGAAAATCTTCCGGCGCTCCGGACACAAATCGGCCGCGACGAGATCAATCTGAAAATGGAAGCCGAGAAAAACCCGGATGTCCTCCTGATCAACCGCAAAAACACCGCAGTTGTAGAACAAGATCTTACAACTGGTAAATCCGTGCTTAGTGAAGCCAAGTCCAAAGAAAAATGGGCCGGTATGGAGAAGCAGTTGTTCGAGGAAGGGAAGTTGCGGGTTGGTGATTTAATCCAAAATCCGATCACTGGGGCCGTGGAAGTGTTTCCCGGTCTTGGCAAAGCTGAAACGGGCAAAGACAAATCGCTTGTTGAAAGATGGTCTCCTGGCGGCATGGGTAAACCCGTGATTCGGGGAGCACAAGAGGTCGGCGACCAAGTAACAGAGGTAGTCCGGCCCGTCCTCACAGACGAGAATGTGGATAAAGCGGCGGCTGTGGCGGACAGATTCTACCCGAGGGGTTTTGTTGGACCTACTTTGCGGGGAAGTGCTGCTCTTGTGAATGACCCTGCTCGGGCTGTGGCTCCGGTCGCGAGCGGCGTTTTTACCAGCCTTCCATTAGGTTTCTTAGCTTCTCGCGGCTTGGACTATCTAACCAATATCGGCCGCAAAGCCGAAGAAGAGGAAAAGAAGAGACAAGCCGGACAGTAGCACAGCCATCCGGCAACAAGTATATTAACGGATGACTTCGGAGCAGCGACAGGAGAGCGAAGACTACTGGTTCAATTCCACGGAAGCCCGCAACGTGCTGGAGGATTTCGTGCCTCCCGCCGTGGAGGAAGAGACAATCCTAGCCGGCGAGGGTCAGGAACCCGACCCCGTTCAGCTTGATGCCCAGACCCGTGCAGAAGACATCGTCCGCAACGAGGCGCAGCCCGAGCGGATACAACTAGAGACACTTCCTGAAGACTTTGACGTAGACGCCGCGTGGTCTTCCATCGAGAACAAAGACGCCGATGACGAGTTTGCAAAGCTCGGGCTGGAGCGTCCTCGCGGGGAGAGCATCGTTCCAGAGGAAGAGCGCGGGATTGTCGGCGAAGGAATGGCCGGAGGTGCCCGTGGCATCGACCAGACCCAAGCGATGGGTTTCGGGTTGCTCGGCTTGATGGGCGAAGCCCTGCAAGTCGAAGGGCTATCTGATCTCGGCGTCGAAGGTTACAAGCGCAACATGGAGGAGGCGGCAAAAAACCAAGCCTCCGTTCAAGACCCGTTCGAAGAAATCGGTGGGGTGGGTGACGCCGCTTTGTATGCGACAGGAGTCCTTTCCGAGCAGTTGCCGCAGCTTCTCGTTTCACTTTTGGGTGGCGGTGTCGGCGGTTACACGGCCAAGACGATTGCCAAGAAAGTCGTGGCCAATGAAATCGGCAAACGTGTCGCGGCTGGGATGGCGAAAGAAGAAGCCGAAAAAGTTGTCTCGAAGCTGGTCGCCCAGCGTGCGCTGCAAGGTTTTGATGTGCCCTTGGTTCGTGAGGGTGTCGAGCGCACCGTGTCAGGAGTTGGCCAAGAAGCCTTACAGCAAGCAACCAAGGCCGGAGCTCTGGGTGGTGCGTATGTCGCCAACGTCGGACAGATCGCGGGCGGAAGTTTCGGCGAGATCGAGCAGGAAACTGGAGAGCGGGATCCGGTCAACGCGCTCGGCTTTGCTTTGCTTGGTGGTGCTTTGGAGACGGCGGGTGAGGCTCTGGTCGCCGCTCCGATCGCCAATAAGCTGCTTGGCGGACGGACGATTCCGAAGCTCGGTGAAGTCGAAGCCAAACGGACCGTGGTTGGTTCGCTTGTCGCAGGAACCGGGAGATTGGCCGGAACCTCGGCTGCGGAGGGCGGCACCGAATACTCGCAGACTTTCTTGGAACAGGCGGCAGTCGCCTCGGCCGACCCGAACCGAACGTTGGCCGAAGTAGCCGGAACCCCCGAGGCCGAACGTGAGCGCCAACTCGCCGCGACCGCAGGAGTCGTGGCTGGTGGCGGCTTGGGTGCCGTGAGCCAGGCTGCAAGCTACTTGATTCCTGAGACAAGTCGCAGAGTCAATGAAGTGCTGCAACAAAGGCAGCAGCAACAGCAACAGCAACAGCAACAGCAACAGCAAGGCCAAGAAGAAATCCCGCAGCAAGAATCCCCAGCCGATGAAGAGTGGTCGGAGCCAGTGACCATCGCCAGTCGTAACGAGGATTACAACGGTCTTGAATACCGCCGGAATAAAGCGGGTCAGGTGTGGGCGTTCAATGTGCCGGAGGTGAGCCGCTTCGGCGCATTTGCCATTCCGACCAAATACGGCCAAGGCGTTCTGCTTAATCCCGCGTTCGAAGGTGCTTCAGATATCCGCAGTGAAGTGAAGGCCAAGCTCGCGGAGATGGCCGATCCCGAAGCATTCAAGGCACCGCCCGTCACGCCGCCGAAGAAGATCGAGGAGAATCTTGAAGATGCGGATCTGGTGGAGGGTGACGAGACCGCCGTCGATGCCGAGGCGATCGCTGCTGCGGCCGAGCGCCGTCGTCTACGCGATCAAGAAGTTTTGACCCGCGACTTGGAGTCCGCGGCGGCGACCCTGGCCCGTCCGCAAGAGGACGCCAAAGGCTTCGTCGATAGTCTCAAGGAAGGCGACCAAGTCAGTGTGCTGACCGAGGACGGTGAGGGTAATGCCTTCGCGATCCCGATGACCTTTGTGCGGCTGAACCAAAACGGCCAAGCACAACTTCGCAGTGAGCCGGATGAGGATAACAATGTCGCCACCCGGCTTTACGATGCAGATGAGTTCAACCGGATCACGACACGTCCGGCCGAGCAAATGGCTCCCACTACCACGACCGGAACCGGAGTGAAGGTGTCGCCGCTCACCGCGCCGATCCGTCCTGCTGCCGAGGGTGAGCAGTTGAGTGAGGCCGAGCGGGCGCAGAATCTTCTCTACTTCAAAGATGTCGAGGGTTCGAAGATCGATGACAATCTCTGGATCAACTCGGCGCGTGAACTCGGCGTAGAGATCACGCCGGAGACAACGGGTGCAATCGCCGAGCAAGAGATCCGCAACCGCTTCGGTGTCGAGCGCACGACGACCAAGCAGGATGATCCGGCGAGCCAAGTGCTCATGGACGCCCTCGGCCCGAACCCGACCAAGCAGAAGCTAGAATCGATGACGGGCACCCGCTGGACGGGTAAGGGGAGCAAGTTCACTTGGATGTTGCCGGATAAGCTGGGCGGTAAAGGCATCCCGGTCACGACACGACTTTTCAATCGCAAGGCTCCGGCCGAGGCGCTGCCGATACCGGAGCGTTCCACGACCCGTGGATTCAAACCCGAGGAGCAGGGCGGCACGGCTCCGGCGGCACCGGACATCCAAGCCATCGGACCAGACCTCATTGCCAAGAGCAGCGCGGAATTTGTCGGTGTCCGCAAGGGCGAGAAAAATGAACTTGTCTCTGCCCGTCCGACTCGCGGGCAGGACAACGCGACCTATCTCCAAGAGGTCGACACCGCTGCCGACCTGACAATCCGGCAGATGAACTATCTTGGACAGCCCGTGCTGGTCACGCCGGAGACGGCGCAATCGCTGGCCGAGGCCAACCAATTCTGGACTGAACACGAGCAGCGGCAGAAAGCCGGCACAGCTAAAGCGGATCGCCAGCCCGTGCGCTTCTATACGCAAGAGCGTTCGGATAAGGACGGCAACCGCAACACTTTCATCACGGGTGTCACCTACGAGGGGCGCACGTATCGTGTCGGCAAGACTCCGCAGGAATTTTCAGTGGATCGTGCGCTGACCCAACGTGGATCCAAGAGCCGACGCCGAGGGCTGGGGATTTATGATCCGATCCGTATCGCTTCGCCGTCCCGCATCGCACGAAGTGAGGCTGGTATGGCCGCGGCCAAGACAGAAGCAGGGGATGGTCCGCTGGCCGAAGCCCTTCGCGGTGTGCAGGGTCGTGCGGCGATCGCAGAACTCAACGAGGCCGAGAATGCGGTCTATGGTTTCTTCGATGCCAAGATCACCAACCCAATCCTGAACATCCAAGATCCGGCCGTGACGACTGAAGTGCGGGACGCGGCAATGGAGACAGCCAGGGGCAAGGTCGCGGCGGCATTCCTCAAAGTAAAACAAGCTAACCCGAGCGAGACGACTAAAGTATTGCCCGGTCGCCAGAGGACGATCGGTGAGAAGGTAGCCGAGCGACTGACTGCCTACCAAGAAGCCAAGCGTGCTAAAGCGATCCAAGCCCTACGCGACAAGTTCAAAGGCATCCGTGAAAAGACCGCTTCGGCCAAAGCCGGAGCTCGCGGGACAGGAACTGCCAAAGCCCTCAAGATGTCGCCGCAAGGCGCGATGAATCTCATCACCCGCGCACGCCGCGAGCAGAAAACCGGCATCGCTGAATCCAAACGGATGACCCGCGATGAGGCAATGACCGAGTTGCAGGAACTCGTGGACTTCGGTGCGCTCGACCAAGAGAAGAAGGACGCGCAGATAAAGCGTATCCTCGACAAGGCCGATAAGTTTACCGAGATCGAACGCGACGAGATGCAGCAATCCATCATCTCGGAGTTGGCCAAGGAAGACAAAGCTGCCGCCGCCAAGCAAGGTCGCAAGTATTCCAGGTCGGAGGCGCAAGTCGCCCAAGAACGCCGACTTGTTCTCTCGACAATCAATCTTCTGGATGACCCAGCCATTCGCGCACTGAGTCCTTACCGGATCGGCAACAGCGCCTTGAGCGCGGCCAAACGCACGGCGACCCGCAAGGGCATGACCCGCGACGAGATCAGCCTCGATGACGAGACCCAAGGGGCGGGCGATGAGGTGGCGCTAAAGGCCAGCCAGCCGGACGATCAGGGCCGGATCGATCAAGCCAAGCTGGCCGAGAGGGGTAAGCGGGTGGGTGTTGAGGACGCCGAGGGCGGGGAAATCGCACCGTTTACCAACAACATAGAGGAGGCTCTCAACCTGATGGATGAGTTGCCCGACTCTGACCGAGACCTTTTCCTGCGTTATGCCGGCATGGAGATTGAACGCCAAGCGGGCGAACGCAGTCAAACTAACCAACCACTCTCAGAAGTCGACCGACTCTGGGCCGGAAGGATAAAATCATACCTCGATGGAAAAATTAACAGATCCCAGCTTGAATACTTCAGAAACGAAGAGCGTCGACTCGTCGAACGCACCACTCCCAGAGCAACCCCCACTGAACTTACGAACCTTCGCCGCGGCGTATCAAATGAGGCGGCACTTTCCGGAGTTGCTGAATCGCGTGCCGCCCGAACTCCGGACCCGGCTCCAAAAGGGCGAGCCGAGCGTGTTGTCGGATCTCCTGCGGACCCAGCCGGAACTGTTCAGGAATCAACTGCTGGGCAGACTGGAGGACGAGGCGTTCAGCCAACTGCTCGCCGGACAAGAGCCGTCGCAGCCGCAGCCCAGCGAGACTTCGCCGGAGCCATCCTTGGCCTAGACGAGGCCGAGACCGCGGCTCTGCCGCAAGGCACGGTCGACCGCGTCTACCAGTCCTACCTCGCCACTCTTGACGGCGTCCTCGCGGAGCAGGGTAATAATCCCCTAACTGCATCCGCCGCACCCGCCGCCGACACGGTGACGGCCGATGGCAAAAAGATGTTCGAGCGGTTCGCCGCCGCACGCCTCAATCCCGACCAGCAGCGTGCGGCCATCATCCGCAGCAACATGGCGCAAGCCTACCGCGCCGGACTCTTCGACGAAGATCCGGTCATGTCGGCCATCAACAAGATCGCCACCGACAAGACGCAGCCGATGAACCTCCGGCTCATGGCCAAGGAGTTCGCCAAGAATGCCAAGCGCGGCGTGCGCTTCGACCGCGTCGTCCTCGACATCGGCCGCTTCACCAAGCCGGGCAACAAGCAGACCACTTGGGCTGGACTCTTCAGCCTGACGCCCGAGGGCGCTCCGGTTGTCTCGGTCAACCTGGACAACCTCCACGACAAGAACAGCGTCCCGCTCACTTTTCTCCATGAACTTCAGCACGTTGTCATCCGCGACAAGGTGCGCCGGGCTATTCCGCTGACCCGAGCCGAGGAACAAGCCTTGGCCCGTCTGGAAGATCTCCGCGGCCAAGCGGTCATCGCCGCCGCCCGCCAGCAGGGGATCGAGGTTGGAGCCACTCCAGATGTCAACGCACTGGCCGAGCAACTCTACGCACTGACCGATCCGAATAGCACGCAGAGCGGAGCCGCGGTCGACAACCGCCGCTTGGCCGGACTGATCAACTTGGAAGAGTTCGTCATCGAGATGGTCGGCAATCCCGACATGGTGCGGCTGCTCTCCGAACTTGGGTTCGGTGAAGCCCGCACCGATGGCAAACGCTTCAGCCTGACCGGCGCTCTCCGCAATGCTTGGAACGCGGTCGTCGAACTTATCACCGGAGTCAAAGTCGATCCGACCAGTCCCTTGGCGATGGCGTTCAAAGACAGTTGGACAGTCAACTTCGGCACGGCTCGCAACCCGAACATCACCGAGATCAAGACGAGCAAACGCTTGGCCGACCGCCAGCAAGCCCAGACAAGGCAGCAGTATGTCGAAGGCGAGGTTGAAGCCCGCGATTTGGCTGGGACGACGAGGGATCGCAATCGCATCATGCAGGAGCTCACGGGTCCGGCCGATGCCGAGACCAACGCGATGCGTGCATCGATGCTTGATGCCGCCCGCAGCATGACCGAAGACCAGTGGGTCGCCGCCGCCCGTGCCCAAGGATTTAACTTTGTTGACCCCGGTGCCGTCTACCGCCAAACCAGAGCAGAAGCGCAGCAAACTGCACCGGAACAAGCTACAGGCGACACGGTTCAGGTTGCAGAGAGCCGTGCCGTAGCTCAACCAAGTGGCCAAGATCCTGAGAAGAGCATACAGGAGCAACTCGCAGAGAAGAGGCAACAACTCGCAGAGCTTCGGGCAGTCAATCGCAAAGAAACTGGACGTAGACTTCTTCAATTAGCTGAAGCTCGTGGAGAAAACTTTTTTCAACTTCCGAAAAACCTTTCAAACAGCGAAGACCTATTGACTGTTTTAGAGTCGACGGGCGCTCGGTTTGCAATGGTCAACATGAGACCTCCGGAGCAGGTGGAGGCTGGAGAATCACGTGAGATCATCCTTGGCTCACGCAACTCTGTTGTCCTCGGTCGTCGTGCCCTCTACGAAAAAGAAAATGGAGAGGTCTCATCCGGAGACGTTGTTCGTAAGACGAACAGCGCAGTATTCATCCAAGACGGCAAAGATGTTGTGAGAATCCCCGCGGAAAGAGTTGTCGGGATCGACGGGACGATAATGATTAAAGAGGAACCCGATCCATTTGGTTCTGTCTGGCCTGGTAAAGTATGGGCTGTTGATGCTTCAGACGGAGATACCAATGCTATTGTCGATTCCACGCGCATCTATCAAGGGTTGTATCAATGGGCTGCAAATACAGGGCAAAAGATTGTCCCAGACAGCGCAGGGACTTCGCCGACTGGAAGCTACCGTCGCAACGCACAGCAGATCTCTAGTGCTCTACGCCTACAATCGGCTGAACACTTCATACCGACAGAAGCTCAGTTGGACTTAATGTTCCCTGAGATAAGCACTGATTCAGAAAAAGTAACCAAATGGTTAGGCTCTACTTTAGAAGAGAAGGTCGGGGCTTTGGCACTGGCCGAAGTCGGCTTCGTTGAACAGCTTCTCCCTGATCTTGTCTCACTTAGTTATGACCCAAACACTGATAGCTTCTTGGGAGAAGGCACACCCATTAGTAGAGACGAAGCAGGAAAACGACTTGATAACCTCCTTGCGGACCCAGAAGAGCAAGACCCAACTGATCCTATCCGAATCGGAGAGGCAACTCTTGTCAGGTATCTTGCAGCGAGATCCGCGCTTCAAGGGAGCTTCAGAGCAGACGCTCCGGTCTTGCGCTCTGAATCTACTTCTTTAGACAAAATCGCCTACAGCCGTGCCGTCGGTCGCCCGTTCGCATCCGAAACGGCGACGACTTACAACGGCAAGACCTACACGCGCCCTGGGCTGATCTTCGGCGAGAACGCCAACCTTGATCCCCGCGCTACGGAATTAGTCTCCATCCTCAAGAGGGTGAAGCGTGCGGCGGAGCAGTATGCCAATCTCAAGGGGCGGGAACTCAATCGCCTCATCAAGAAGTATTACAAGGACGAGCCGGTTCCGACCGACCTCATCAACGATGCGCTGGGTAACCTCGACAACCCGCTGACCGATCAACAGTTCGACGAGATCAAGCGGCTGGAATTGACCGACCCCGAAGCGGCGGTGGCCAAGCGGATCGCTTACCTCGGGGAGAACCGCGCACGTTTCCGCACCGAGCGTCAGGCTCCGGCCTTGCTTGCCCTGCCGGAAGAACTGGCTGAGTTCCTACGTGAGATCGGAGGAAGCCGCGAAACTCCGGGCGACCTTTATCGTCTGCAAGAGGAAGCCCTCAAGCTCGGCATCCCGAAGGGCGACATGGCGACGGCGTTCACTGAGAACCTCGGCATCTACCTGACTCGTAGCTACAACGCCTTCATCGACCAAGAAGGATGGGAGCGCACACTCCGCGCCGAAGACGCCGCTCTTGGCGAGCAATCCCGCATGGGGCAGTTCCGCAATCTGATCCGCACCACGTTGATTGGGCAGCGGGCAGATGATCTACTGACCAAGGCCCAAGATGAAGGCCGCACGCTCTCCCGCGCCGAGGCCGAGCGCCGCGCCAAGGAAGGCACGACGACCGAGGAGGTCGATCAAATGCTGGAGAGCTACATCGCCTACACCAAGGAAGAGGCTTCCTCGGAATCCTTCTCCGGTCTGCGTCTGCCCGGTCGCCAGAACATTAAGAGCCTGGAGCAGCGCAAGCGGCTTTCCGACGCCCTTCGCGAGTTCTACGGCCAAGTGGAGAATCCGGCGGTCAACTTTGTTACCAGCTACGCGAAACTTTCATCACTCGTCGCCAACCACAAGTTCCAGACCGAACTGAAAAACCTCGGTCTCAAGGAGGGATGGATATGGGATCAGGAGAAAAACGTCGGCCAGCGTCCTCCCTCCGGATATGAGCGCATCGCCGCCGATAACGACAAGTCCCTCAAGGTCTTGGCCGGACTCTACGCCCGCTCAGATCTTGTCCGTGGATTGCGCGAGACATTCCCGCCGAACTCGATGGAAGCGGCCCAGTGGTGGCTGCATCCCTTTATGAAGCTCACCGGACTTTCGATGGGCCTCAAGACGGTTGGCTCGATGGTATCCCAGATCCGCAACTACTGGAGTAGCTACGCCCCGATCATTGCCGGTGGCAACATGACGATCGCCGACTGGTTCCGCCCCGAATGGCGCAAGAACTGGAAGGAGGCGCATGAAGTCTCGATCGCCAACGTGTTCCGTAAATACGGCGGCGACCGCCAGAAGATGACCAATCGCATCAAAAGCCTCTATGAACTCGGCGTGATGGGCGAGTCGCTGACGGTCGGTCTCCTCAACGACCTGACCCGCCTCGGTAAAGATGCGTCGATCAGCGACGAGCAGTTCTTCAACAACTTCGAGAAGATCCTCAAGAAGCCAGGTCGCCGTGTCTGGAATGCGACCAAACAAGTCTGGGAGAAAGCCGAGCAAGTCTACGGCATGACCGACGACATCTTCAAAGTGCTCACCTACCTCTCGGAGCTCGACAAATACCAGAAGGTCTATCCGAACATGGCGGAGTCCGAGCTTCAGAGGAAAGCGGCCAACATCGCTCGCGACATTCACTGGACTTACTCGAAGGCTCCCGCCGCGGTCAACGAACTCAAGAAGTTCCCCTTCATCGCGCCGTTTGTCACGTTCACCACCGAGACGATCCGAATCACGGCCAACCTCGGCAAGCTGGCGATCAACGAGCGCAAAGAAGGCCAGCGCCTTCGCGAGCAAGGATTGCGGGAGAACAATGCGGAACTGGTGCGCCAAGGCGATGAGTTTCTCAAGATCAGCAACAAGCGTATGCGTGGCATGGCGGCAGTCGCCTTCGGTCCGTGGGCGCTTGGCTCTTTGGCCATGACTGCTGCTGGGTTCTCCGGAGATGATGAAGAAGACCTCCGCCAGTTCCTCCCTGATTGGCAGAAGAACAGCCAAATCATCATCTTGGGTAAAAACGGATCCGACATTAACTACGTCGATGTCTCCTACCTCGATCCTTTCGAGGTCTGGAAGAAGCCGATGACTGCCTTCATGCGCGGACTCGGGCGTTCTGAGAACGTCGAGGAGTTCTTCACTGAAGCGGTGGTCGGAGCAGCCCTCGAAGCCGCCCGTCCATTCACCAGTGAGCAGATTCTTTCCGGCGCGGTTATGGATGTGATGCGGAACCGTGACGCCAACGGCCGTCAGGTCTACAACCCGCAGGACACGGGCACGGCGATTGCCACGGCGGTCGGTGCCAAGCTCACTTCGGCCTTCACTCCAGGGACGATGGACACTGTCGATCGCATCTACAAAGCCAGCGCCGGACAGATGAGCGAGACGGGTCGCGCCTACCAGCCTTTCAACGAATGGGGCTCGCTTGTCTTCGGTCAGCGCGTCAGCGCGGTCGATGCCGAACAAGCCCTCGGCTTCAAGGCTTCGCAGTTCCTCCGCGCACGCCGCGATGCCCGCAGCATCTTCAACCGCGACTACCTCTCCCGCGGTTCACGTTCGGAGTCCGATGTAGTAAGTGCATACCAGCGCAGCAACGTGGGTCTGCGTGAAGTGACCGAGAGACTTCGCCGTGAGTATATCGCCGCGCTGAATCTCGGTGTCTCACCCGCCAAGGCCCGCAGCGTTCTCCGCGCCTCCGGACTGGACCGCGACTCGGCCCGCATGATCTCGACGGGCATCTACCGCCGCCTCACCCCGAGCGAGGAGCAGGATCGCATGGCCGCACCGGAGCGCAAACGTGCCGCTCGCCAAGCGATTGCCGAGACCCCGCAGCGCGAAGTCCTCTTCCCGTAAAAACATGATAGTCAAAGACACCCACGTCATGCCGCCCGGGGGCTGGCGGTATATCCAACCGGAAACGGGCTTCGAGTTCTCAGCCTCGACCCTGCGGGTGGTCATCCAAAAGGTGACCGAGCATCGCAAGGCGAATGGCTTACCCGTCGGTGATCCATCGGCCGACATCCAAGACTTTGTCTGCGCCCAGCTTCCGGTCGGCAGTGACTCCTGCACCCACGTCCTCGACGGGGACTACGCCCTCAAGTCGCACTTCACAATGGAGGATGTGAAGCGGTTCATCCAAGCGGCCATCTCCGCGCTCGGTTCCCGTGGGCTCGTCGAGCAGCCCGAAGCCGAACGCCGTGCCGCGATCTGTGCCGCCTGTCCCCTGAACACAACCGTTGGTGGATGCTGGCGGTGTAAGGGGTTAGCCGATTGGCTCTTCAAGCTGATCGGTGCGCGGAACACGGCACACGCTGGACGGCTCAATCAGTGCGGTGTGTGCGGCTGTTCGATCAAGGCAAAGATTTGGCTCCCGCTTGATGTGGCGCAAGGGGTCAGCCAAGGCTACAAGTTCCCATCCTGGTGCTGGCTCAATGGAAACGGTTCGGAATAATTATCTTGGACTCTTCCGATGGTTCCTCCGGAAGCTCTTCCCCCTTCATCTTCGCGACCTCCCGCTGGAGAGCGCGATTGACCTGATTGGAAAGGGTGACCGAGGAATTGATCGCGTTAAGAAGAAGCGTCTGCTGAAAGAAGACTTGCTCAAGTAGCGCGTCTCCCTCGGACATTCCCTCCTTCTCAGCGGCCTCGTGTTTCTTGCCGAGGTAAGTGGCGACAGCTTTCAGGCTGTGGCTGTGGATGGGGGCATCGATGGGTTGTGTGGTTTCTTCAATCATAAATCTTTCTCCAAAACAATCGCCCACGAATAGTCGGCAAAGTCTTCCTCGGCCAAGACCTTGGCGCGGATGTTGCCGGTCCGGAGGACGCGCTTCTTAAATGTTTTCAGCGAGTAGTCGGCTTCCTTGTGGTTGTCGTTGATCGACTGACCCGTGGCCGCGCAGTGGGCCAAGAACCGTTGCTGGTCGGGAGCCAGGATGAGCAGACGACCGCCCGGCTTGAGCACGCGGAGCCACTCTTTAACCATCGGGATCTGGTCCGCGTAGGTGAAGTCCTCGATCAAGTGCGAGTTGTAGAGCCAGTCGAGGATGTCGCTCTTGAGCGGGATCTTTCGGGCATCCCCGCCAAGGTGTTGAGCGGAGGTGCCGACCGAGGTGTAAGGCTGCGGCATGTCGAAGGTGATGCAGTTCGGGGTCAACGCATCACCACCGAAGCCGACATCCATCCCGTGCCCTTGAGTAAATGGCAGGAACCAGTCGCGGTGCTTGCTCGTCTCGCTCATGTCCGGAGGGGTAGCGCCCGCCATTGGCAACGGCGCGGGCTCGGAATCCGGTCCGACCCATCGTGCGATCGTGCCGTAGGCATCCTTGTGGAAGACGGCCGCGCCCTTGCAGAGTCGGTTGAAATGTTCGCGGCTCCCGAAAGCGTGATACCCGATCAGGTTCGCCCCTTGGTAAATGCCGTAGCTGTGCCGGATGAGCGGCGTCTTGGCGACATACTCCGGACCGAGTGTGCCGATCCATTCATCGAAGGCCGCACCTTGCCGGATCCATGTCCGGAACTCTTCGTAGGTCTTAGGTAGCGGCAGCTTCTTCGCATCGTAAACCCCGATCCCGCCGACCGTATCATGCGGCGGGTGATTGGAAGCGGTGACCAGTGCCGCGGGTTTCCCGCGATTCTCGTAATCCTGCCGCAAGACCTCATACCAGTTCGGGGCACAAGGCCAGGCGTCCGTCTCCAAGTAGAGCACGGGTTCACGCAACACGGTGCAGGCTTCATGCCACATCTGCGTGCAGACCTCGGGGTAGCCGTAGGGCGAGGTGAAGACGCGGTCGATCTTGTGATCCACCTTCACGCCCGGTTCGGCCCAGACAACCATATCGGGCAGCTTTCCAAGCCCCTTGGCATGACGAAGCCACTTGGCGAAGAAGCCTTCATCGCGCTTGCATACGTGGACGAATGGGATCATTCGCCGGCCTCCTCGATGTCCAAGGTCGGGTTGGGGGCCGAGGAAAGCTGGTCGATCCTGGCTGTGAGCCAATTCCCGCCGTCTTCCCGAGACACGGTGATGTAATCATTTTCCATCCCGCCTTGATCTTTCCCGTAGATAACCCGACAAGGGCAAGGAATGCCCCTGACATAGACGCGGAAGTTGATTGGTGCCCAGCTAATCATCTAGTCCCAATGCTTCTGCGTGCCGGTGCGTTGTCCGGACATCATCCGTTCGAGCACGGCCTCCACGTCCCAGGGGTAGGGGCCGCGGGCGTAGCACGTTTGAACCCCGAAGTAGTCGCCGAACCTTTCACGGTCCAATCCTGCATCGATCACCTTTTCATCGAGATCGGTCCATGTGACATGCTGCACCGGATCTTCGATCACGGTCATGCCGAGTTGCTTGATGCGGGGGTAGTCGGTGGTTGTCATGCCGCCTCCTTTGCGAATTTGTCTGCGAAGCCATAAGGTCTTTTGTTGCGACAGTTCTCCGCGTGCGTAACCCAACGGCAGTTATTAGGTGAATAAGGTCCGTATGGATTTATGCGATCGAGTTCGAGTTCGGGCTTAAATCCGTTTTTCAACGCCCAGTTGCGGAATGGCTCATACTGCAACCACTCGGTTGCTACATATATTCCGGTGTTCGCGTAATATCGTGAATAGTATTTGATGCCCGGCTTGCAGCGCCGCTGCATCTTCTGCCAACGTGAATATAGTGGATTGCGCGGGTTTCTTTTATTGTTCGGCCAGTCTAGCTTCTTGAAATCGAAAACCTGACGGCGCTTCCTCGGTTTAGTGTGTCGCGTTCCGCAAGGCAAACAATAGAAAGGACGGTCGTTCGCCACGTTGCGCTTCCATTGGTCTATCCGCATGGGGCGTTTGACCTTACAGTCAGGGCATTCAACCTCGACGTGCCGCCACTTCGCGTGCTTACGGAGTTCGTCTTTCACGCTACGAAAAATCCGAACAGGACAACCCACAAGTGGTTACACGCCCACCACCCCGCCTTACTCTTGTCCTTCTTGTCGGCACAGTTATGACGCGCACGGAAGTTGGCGCGGCGCTTCGGGTTCTTGTGCTTGGTGAAGTCTGACATCGAGGAGTCCCCGAAGTGGACGACTTTCGCTGTGCCTGCCTTCTTTCCCGGCACGAAGACTGACTTCTTCTTCGCGGCCGGAGTGATGCCGGCCATCTTGCGCGGCTTGTAGAGCGTGACCGTTTTACCTTTGTAGGTTGCCATACTACCTCCGCTTCTTCGGGGCGAACCCGCCGCGCTTATTTTTCATCTTCGCGTAGGTCTTCGGTTCGATGGTGGACTTTGACTTCGGACGGGACGTGCCCGCCTTCCGGCGTTTGTTGATGTTTTCGTATAGGCTCATAGGAAATACTTGAAGAAGATGACGGTGGCGAAAGCCGCCCATGCGAGCAGCAAAGCCGTTGTCAGATCCTTCGGGTTCAGCACTTTAGAAGTTCCCTTTCTTCTTTCTCGAAGTGGGCAACGATGTCGCCGCATATTTGGATCGCGTCTTCCTGATTCCCGAGAGAGAGCAGGCCGCAAACCAAGCGGACTTTGTCGTTGAAGTCCAAGTAGCAGTCATAGAGGTCGATGTATCGGTGTTTCCAAGCAACATCCCCGTCACTTTCCTCCTGGGTCAGTTTTCTTCTTACTCGCTTTTTTGGTGGCATAGATTTTGTGCATCGGGGTGTTCCCGCCGAAGACGGCAGACAAGGCTTCCTCGATGTTGTCCAAGACAGCCTTGGCCGCTTGCTTGTCGGCCGCGTCCAGATCGCCGTCGGTAATCTCTTGGTGACGCTCGGCCATGTCGTAGCACCCCGCCTCATAGGCGGCGTTCCAGGTCAGGTCGAAGAACCGACGCAGCGACTCGGGCGTAAGGCACGGGTCGGTGGTCAGCCGCGGGTTGTGCTGGAGGAAGACCCCCCAGAGCTTCTCTTTGTTCATCTTCATACGGCCCTCCTTTTGTTGAGCTTGTGTTCGATCTCGTCGGCCAAGTGCTGCACCAAGTAGCAGCACGTCTCCTCGGCCTTGCGGATGTCCTCCCCGACATGGTCGCGCAGGAAGGACATCGCCACATGGACGCACTCGTGCTCCATCGCCTTGGCGTTGCCGAACTTCCGGCTCTGCGGCCAGCGGGACAGCCAGACGAAGGCGCGGTTGGCATTGTGGAAAGTCCACGCCGTCGCATCCCCGAGCTCGTCGGAGTTGGACATGATCGTGTCGGTCCAGACCGACGCCGCCCGCTGGGCCGCGGCCTCGTCACCCCCGACCCTCACCCGCACCTTGAGGCCGAAGGTCTTCTCAGACACTGTGATTTGGCGCATCGTAGAAGGTGGCACAGTTATTATTAATGGACAACTCACTTGAGGGTCTTTCCAAGCGAGGGGTTGCGGATGACCACGCTGCGGGCATGGGAGCGGGCGATCCGCTCCAGTTCCTCGACCGCCGCCTTGAGCGACTGCGGCTCGGGCATGGTCGCCAAGGTATACCGCACCTTGCCGTTGACCTCGGCCGGCACGTAGCTGGCGACCCGGCTGAAGGGGTGGTGGCGGGTATACTTGGCCCATTCGAGGATGTATTTCTTAACCCCAGCACGGTTGACCATGTTCTTGGCCTCCTTGGTGTCGAGGTAGTGTTTGACCGCCGCGGCCACGACAAGGTGGCGGACGGTGCTTTGGAAGGGTGGCCGCTCGTAGGACGGGCACTCGGTTCGGGCAAGCCTTTGGATCTCGGTCATAATCAGAGGGAGTAGGGGTTACCTTCGACGATGAGGGGCAGAAGCCTCGGCCTATCCTCCCCCTGATGACCCACAGTCCAGACCAGACTGTTCTGGTCGGGTGGGTTGTTCAGATGATCCGATGGCGGATCGGCCAGCGGCAGGAAGACCGCCATCGGCAACACGGCATAGCTCCGGAGCTTCGACATGATCCGGCCCCAGAGGGTAGGGCGGGGTGACTTGGTTTGGCCCAAAGCCAAGGCCAGATAAGGGTAAGCCTCGGCCGGAAGGCAGGAGGCGTTGGGGTTGTAATCTCTGTAATTCATGGTGGTAGTTTCCTTTCTTGGTAGAACCACACGGGACCGCGCCCGGCCCCCGTCGATGGCGACGAGGACACGGGACACGGTGCATGGTTCAGGGTTCATTTGGTTAATAGACAATGTGGAGTTATTACTGTTCAAACGGATGTTTGATGGACAACCCTCTTGCCGTTTTCGGTGATGTGGAGGAAGTGCGTGGACAGCCCCCAGTTATCTCTGCGAAGGCGCGGCATCTCGTTCATGTCGTCTTTCACCTGCTGTAAGGAGCAGTTGAAACGACAAGCGATCACGTCCTCCATAGTTGGTGGTCTGTTACTTTCGGTGTGGTGAATTAGATACATCATGGTATGGGTTCCTTTCTACTTGGTTCGTTTGTTTTGCTCATATGCTTGTGCATCGGCTTCCATATCATCGAGCGCGTCGGTTCCGCACTGCCGAAGAAACGACTGCGCTTCTTCCCTGGTGCATAGGCGGTTGCCACCTGTGCGTTGGGCGATGCCTCGCCGCTCAAGCTCGTTGAGATGGATTGTGTAGGTGACTCGGACTTTCATCTAGTACTCGTTGGTTCCCCAAACGCCGCGCATGGGATTTTTGTCTTGGATGTCTTCCGCATCGTTGTACTCGCGCTCGGCTTCGTAGTCGTGCATGAGTTGTCCGATCTGCGGGGAGCATGAGTTTTCATGTGCTCCGGCTTCGCTTTCGTTTACATAGCCTCCACAGCACTCGCAGCGGAGGTAGGTTTGTGAATCAAACATGGTATGGGTTCCTTTCTACTTGGTTCATGGTTCATGGTGCAATGACGGTGTGCGTCATACAGCCAGCCGTTCGAGTTCACGGGCGAACTCCTCGGCCAGCATGGTTTCAAAGCCCTCCTGATCGACAAGCACGATGAGCTTGCGGGCCTTGGGGTTTCTCTTGAGGACGATCAGCGCCGACTTCCGGGCGGGGGCGGGTAAGCCCTCGACCTCGGAGGCGCGGACCTCCTTGCAGAACTGCGGGGTGGGGCGGCGCTTGATGAAGCGCGGCGTCCCGCCCGTAGTCCAGTCGGAGGCTTTGACTGCGCCTCCGCGTTTGTAGATTTCCAACGTGTTCTTGTGTGTTCCCTTCATGGTGGTTTCCTTTCTTATTTGGTTGTGGAGTTATTATTCAAGCGGCAAGTGAGGTCGTGGAAGGCGACGGCAGCGCACTGGGGGACAACGCCGTTCCCTGCCAATCGAAGCTCGTCCCATCTTGAATCACAGGACGAGCACAACTCGGCATAAGCCAGCCGACTGGCAGTCCCATCAAGACTTCCGAAAACCTCGGGTTGAGCTTGGCCTTGGGCAGATAGCCGCCCTCCGCCCTCGTCACATCCTGCCCGAGAGACTTCTGCAATCTGTTGACCGCCATTCCAGCTTTGCCGTCCCCCGCGTTCGGTGTCGCCCATAAGGACTCGGGGTGGTTCCCAGTCATGCTGGAGTTCGCCCGGACGGGCGGGCCAAGGATGCCACCCTCCCGATAGGCTTGCACCGCCACGTCGAGCGTGTCCATCGACAGCTTCCCGTTGCGGATGCGGCCCCCTTGGTAGCCACCCTTCGAGTCCCTCGCCGACGCGGTGGGCCAAGATAAAGACCCTGCGTCGTTGGTGAGGCGCTCCCGCATCGACTGACGCCGAGTATAGTCCCGCCTCTGCGATGTAACCCACGCGCTCCAACTCTCGGAGGACATGGAGCAGAACCGGAGTGCCGGCAGGGTCGCTCCACCCGTCTCCCTTGAGCTTGGCCGAGACGATGCCTTCGACGTTTTCCAAGAAAACAGCGGTAGGTCGTGCTCGGCGGATGCCGTCGAGGATGAAGGGGAAGAGGTGTCTCGGGTCTTCATCGGCGTTCCTGTTTCCGGCTGCGGAAAACGGGGGACATGGAAACCCCCCGCTGATGATCGAGACTCCGGCGAACTCTTCCCAAGGGAAAGTGCGGAGATCAGGCCAGATCGGAGCCGAATCAAGTTGCCCGCCCTCCATGCGCGAGAGAAGTAACTCGCACGCGAAGGCTTCGATTTCACTGTAAGCGACTGTCCGCAGACGTTCGCCAACGACTCTACGGATTCCGAGGTCAAGACCTCCGTATCCGGTGCATAGACTGATGTGTGTGATGGTAGGATCCACATGGTTCATTGTAGTGTATGTAGTTATTATATGGTGTCACCGACATAGACTTGTCGGGTGTAGAAGTTGACGTTCCCGAAGAGTTCGCGGTCGCCGATTTTGCCGAGGGCTTCGATCGACTCGGCCAGGGCTTCGGCCCGGCGTTTGTCGTTCTCGTCCTCGTAGGTGCGATCCCAAGGCTGGTCGGCATCGGGGTTGTCGCGCTTGAAGGTTTTGATGTGGACGCAATACGCCTCGTCCTTACAGCCCCAAGCATCGGGGTTGTGGAGCCTGCGGATATCGACATAGCGGATGCTCATGTCGCTGCGTTGCACAGCTTCGAGGATCTTGGTTTGTAGTTTCATTGTGTTGGTTTCCTTTCTTGGTTGGTTGTTGTCATTCCGGCTCGCCGACTTCGACGAACTTCAATCCTTTGGCGGCTTCGCGAACAGTCGCGCCGTAGAGAGTGCTGGTGCGGTCTTCCGCCCGGTATCCACTGTTCAAGTAGATCAGCACTTTGTAGCAGTCCCCCTTCGGGACCATAGGGTCGATAACAACGTCCCACACATCGGGACGCGCTTTGATTTGAGCGATAGTCATGGTGTTGGTTTCCTTTCTTGTTGGTTGTTCAGAATATTTCGGAGCAGGCATCTTCTTCCCGCTCGCGCTGTAGTTTTGCTGCTTTGATGAGGAACTCTCCGGTTCCTTGGGAGCGTATCTGCTCGGCAGCTTCGGCTTTCGTCGTGGTCTCAATAATCCACTGGCCCCAAGTCGAATAGTTGTCTTCGGCTTGTTGGTATACGTCTTCGACGATGGCGTTGATTTGTTCTGTAGTCATGGTGTCGTGGCTCGGGCAGTCATCGGACGGGCATGGCGTAAACCAATTCCCTTCCTCTTCTCGTCCGCACACGGGACATGGCTCGTTGGTGGGTGTTTCGGTTTTAGTGGATGTATGATTCTTCATATTGTTCCTTTCGTTTAGTTGAGTTCGCGGATGATCCGCATCCGCTCGGCGAGCAGCCACTTGCCGCCTTGATTGGCGGGGCGGGGATACTCGGTGAATTGTTCGATCGCGACCTCGCACCACACACGGCGTTCGCCGCTGCGGAGTTCGGTCTTGAGGTGCGGTGCTTCCGGCGTGGCCGCGCAATGCCAGCCCGGCCGCAGGGCGAATCCCTGCGTGGGGTGACACTCGGCGCGGAGCCAACGACCTTGCGGCACGACTTGCTTGCGGTTGATGAAGAGCGGGCCAAGCGACCCGTCCCTGCGCTTGCGTAACAACTTGTAGGCTTTCATGTGTAGTTATTATTCAATGGGCAGTTCAAGCTGCGGGTTTTGCTCTTTGACGCGAGCGAGTTGGACCGAGTGAGCGTGACGCAAAGCCACGGACACAAAGGCCAGGATCGCTTCGATGTCGTAATCATGTTCCGCGTTGAAGTGGGCTGCGGATTCGAGGATTTTTGAATTAGTTTTCATTGGTTCCTTTCTTGGTTGTGGGTTTATTATTCCTTCGCCAACTTGATCGCCTCGGTGAGGACATGGACTCGGGCGTCGAGCATATCCTGTGACGGGAAACAATCCTCGTTGGTCGCATCCTGCTTGCACCACGCGAGAGCTTCACGCAGCACGTTGCAGAGTTTCTTGTGGCGTTTGATCGCGTCGTAGACGCCCGGCACTACGTCCTCATCGAGGAGTTCGATGGCTCCCGAGATGTCGGGTTCATTGACGTAGTGTGAAGCCGCCTCGGCGGCGATCTTGAGTTGGTCTAACATTATGGATGTTGGTTTCATGTTGGTTATTCCTCGTCAATTCCGTTGAACTTCTTGAGTTCGCGAATCTCGCGCTCGGTCGGTTCGTGTTTGGCAATGTAATACCAGCGACCCTCATCATCCCAGTAAGCCGCCACATCGGGGTGCTTGCGGGCAATCTCCATGATGAAGTTGAGGTCGTCTTCGCCGAAGTCAGCAGCGTCGAATGTGTATTGTATATTTTGCATTAGTTATTCCTTTCCGGTTAGTTCGCACTCGTAGTGGATCTCTGCCATACGGAGCGCAGTTGTGAATTCCTCACGACCCGCATAGTGCATGAGGTCGGTGAGTAGATCGGTTATATTGGATTCGTCGCTGACGAATGAGTCGTTGACTTTTGCATAAGCGGAGAGCGCAGCTTCCGCTCGCTCGGCGCGTTGTTCGTTGTCTGGTGTAAACATGGGTTTGTTTCCTTTCTAACTGCACACGATGGCAGTGTTGGGTTTGATTTCGTAGGTGCGACACCCGAAGTATTCCAAAACTCCTTCGAGTGTGTGCTTCTCTCCAGTCGGCCCGTGCAGTGAGTAACTTTCGTCGAGGAACTCAACGGCTTTCTTCGATGCCAACTTGATGGCCGTCTGCTCGTCGCCGGCAAGCGACATGATGTCGTAAGCCAGCGGCACGATGCAGACCCACATGGTCGAGGACTCCTCGGCCATGCTTTCAAGTTCCGAAAGCGTATCGATGGTGTCATAGAGACACATACCGATAGTGCATTCGGTTCCCTCGTTGTCCTTGGGCTTGTTCAGCATTTGCTTGGACAGCACATTGCGGACATCGATCATGTCGCAGTGTGCGGATTGGATGTCCCCTAACATTGATTGCAGTATGTTCATTGTGAGTTCCTTTCTGTGGTTAGATGTCGAACGTGTGGTGCTCCATGTCGCTTTCGCAAAGGAGCTTGAAGACCGCAGCATCGTTGCCGTGCGGCCCGTAGGGATCAGGGTCGTCGAGGCGGAGATGCTCGGTGTGCGTGTATGCCTTGCCGTTGGGGGCCAGGATGTGGACCTCCGCGTTCGTACCATCGGTGCAAACGTAGAGGGTTGTTTCGGTGTCGATCTCAATCATGGTTGTGTTTCCTTTCTTGTTGGTTGTTACTCGTCTTCGTCTTCCTCTTCGGGGCAGACCCACTCGGCATCGGTTGCGTCGATCTCGACGCCCGGATAATCCCAGTCGTGAACCCAGATCGGATCGTCGGAGTTGGGATCATCGAGCTTGCAGACAACGACTTTGGCGTAGCCGCAGGGGTTGCTGGTGAGGTCTTCAATTGCCGCCTTGAAAGCCAAGAGAGGTGTGGCAAACGGGCCGTCATCAATCATCTTCGGGCCGCGTAGGGAGATGCCGTCATCGGTGATGACGCCGTAGTGTAGTTTGTCAGTCATGGTTGTGGTTCCTTTCTTTGTGTAGTTATTACGCCGCCAGCTTGAACCGCTTGGGTATCCGGCTGCGCGAGACGCTGAATTGCACAACGTCTTGGGTTTCCTTGTTGATGATGCGGTAGAACGACTTGCCCTGCCGCATGAAGTATTCGATCAACGCCTCGCCGGCAGCGATGGCGCGGACGATGGCGTCACGATTGGCTTGGTTGGCCTCGGTGACCACACGATCTCCGATCGCCAGCGGCTCGCCGGGGCGACGAAACGGGCCGTCACCGAGCTTGGCTGCGACCTCCTCACGGATGCGTTTGTTCCGCACCCTGCTGCTCTCGCGCTCAAGGCGGCGGCGTTCGCTTTCCTTGCGCTCGAACTCGGCCCACTCAAGATCGGCTTTGATCTTGTCGGCGGCTCGCTGCTCGGGTGTGCGGTAACGCTCGGGCTTCTCCTCCGCCGGAGCCTTGTCGCGTTCGACAAGCGACACGGCCAAGTAGAAGTAGCCGTAGCTCGCATTGGGTGTGCCTTGAGCCACGACCAAGTAAGCCGGATCGTGCGGCCACTCGAAGTGCCAAGCGAACCGCTCGGTGCTGCCGCCCGTGAAGTAGTTGGAGATGTCCTTCATCACAGGGAAGACGACATTGTCGATGAAGGGGCAGAACTGCCCTTTGAACATCGGAGTGTCCTCCTCGGTGCGCTTGATGCCCTGCCGATCCGGCAGGATGTCGAGCGGGTAATCAGTGTGAGGCTTGAAGATGGCGCGTGCGCCCCAAGCCATGCGTGCGCCCTCAACGGGCGGGAATCCGAACCAGTGGTTGTCTAACATGATGTGTGTTTCCTTTCTTTATTTGTCGTGTTGGTTGTTCGGGTCTTTGACCCACTCGATGTCGATGCCTAACTCGGTCAGCGCGTCGAGGTCGCGGTGATCGATGGTTGTCTTGCGCGTCAGGCGTTGGAGGTAAGGAGCAAGCTGCCCGGTCGGGTAGATGCTCTGGCGTCCGTAGACGCTGCGTTCAAACAGTTGCAGTCTCATAGTTGTGTTAGCTGGTGAACTCAGTGAGTGCTTTATTGAGGTGCAAGAGGAAGTCAGCTTTCGCTTCATCGTAGGACGGGTGTGCCTCGAGTGTGAACGTGTGCTGCCACACGCTTCCTTTCGGTTTGTCCTTGGCGAGGTAGTGGTTCAATCCTCCATTAGGACCGAGGCTCCACTCGCGGATTTCCAGACCAGACAGTAGGTGATTGCGAGTCACGGGTTGACCCGCCGTCCGGCGGGGTGACACGGTGAAGACGGCATAGCCGCTCTCTTCGCGGCGGTTGAATACGATGTTTAGTTTCATGGTGTTCCTTTCTATTTGTTGCTGTTGGGCCAAACACTGACGCTCTTCGCGAACGCCAGCGTCTCTTCGGGTGAGGCGACCCATGTCACCTCGTAATTGCTGTCCGTGACACGGACAGTGATCTGCACTTGCTCGTCCGCCTCAGGAAGACTCGGGTCTTCGGCGGCGGTGAGCATGATCTCGGTCTCCCCCTGCTTGCTCGGGGGTTCCATGTAGCGGTAAGCGACGAGGGCTTCGCAGCCCCCGCCAGTTCCTACCTTGTAGAAAAGCTCATTACGGAGCTTCTCGTGGAATTCTTCAGTAGTCATTGTGTTCTCCTTTCTTGTCCGGTGATCGGACTAATCATTGGTTGTGTAATTGCGGAGTTATTACACCGCAATCACGAAATCACTTTGGTTGTTTCTCGCCTTGCCCTTGGCACGGAGTCCGACGACCACACCCCGAGGATCGAGGAAGCGGAGGTCGTGCGTGTCGCCGTCGATGACGGGTGCGCCGAGGTAGCTATCGGGCAGGGTGTCCTTCTTCTTGGTGGAGAAGACCGCCGCCACGTTGCCGCCCCGCCGGACGAACGCATCGGCAATGTCCTCGTTGACCTCCGAACGGGAGAAGGTGAGCTTGTAGTTCTCCGGCATCTTGCCGTCGAGATACGCCGCCATGCGGTGCGGGTTCTTGGTGTAGTCGTAGAAGGTCAGATCGGGGTGACGTTCCATGAGACTGACCTTGCGCTCGCCGCCGAGGTTCTCCCACGGCAAGTCGCTCAGTCCATTGAGGCGCAGGGCAAGACGCAGGGTCATCCGATCCGCTTTCCTCCTGGCCCTGCCGATGTCGCCGTCGAGTCCCTCGACAAACGCCTTGGGGCTGGCGTGGAAGAGTTGCGTCTTGCGGATGCGGGCTTGCTGCACGTTGTCGAAGACGCCCATGCCGGATAGGTTGAGGCAGTCTTCAGCGCAATGCGGTGAGGCATGGGAGCAGACGTTGCGCCCGCTCAAGGTATATGGTGCAAGGTACAGGATGCCGGTCAACCAACCGAGGCTCTCGCCCTTGGTCGTCTTGGCATTGTCGAATGTGATGAGGTCTTTCATTGGTTTGTTTCCTTTCGTTGTGTTTTGTTGTGGCAGACTTGCACCAGCATCTCTTGCGTGATGTGCATCCCGCATGGTGCGGTGTAGTCGATGGGTTGATTGGGGAAGTCGGTGCTGGTCACTCGTTCGCCGTCGAACAGGACGCGCACTTTCTCCCCCGCAATGTTGAGCGTGATCGGTTCCATCAGTTCCTCCCGCTCATCAGCTTCCACGTTGCCAAGTCGAACTCGGCAAAGGTCATGGTAGGGAACATCTCACGCACCTTGCGCTTGGCCCTCGCCTCGATGTTCAAGTATTTCGGCGACAGCTTGTGCGGAGTAAGCGCGGGGATACCGCGCAACTTGGCGACCTTGCGGAGCCAGCGCAGCATATGAACGTCGAGGACAATGTGTTCCTCATCCGGTCTGCTGTGCAGCAGGAACATCCGCGCCGTCTTGTGGCCGATGCCGTGGATGCCGAGCAGATCGTGCAGCGTGCAAGTGCGGAGATCCATGTTGAGAACTCCGCGCAAGGCGGCAGTGTTCTTGTTGTATGGGGCGATGCCGTAGTGCTCCAAGATCGAGTCAATGTCCCGATGGCTCGACCGGAGGTAGGTGAACGGAAGTCCACACGCATCTTCGATGAACCGATTGACCATCCTTGCGGTCGTGTCGGCGTTGTGTCCCGCCACGGCGATGCAAAAGAGCATGAACTGCTCAAGCTGATCGTCGGTGCGTTGGTAGTTGGTGATCTCTGTGGGTATGATCATACTAGTTCCTTTCTTGGGTGTGGGGTTATTACGTTGTCCGTGGCACGGACAGTTAGTGGAGGAGTTCGCCCGCATAGCCGGAGAAGTATTTTCCCCGCGCATTGGCGAGGAGATCGGCGAAGCTATGGAATGTGAACCAGTCGCGGTGCTCGCGGATATACTCGATGCGGTCGCTGTTGTTGTAACAGTCAGACCACACACGATTGGCTTCCTCATCCTGCAACTCAGACCAATCGTGCTCGTCGAGGACGGGGTAGTCCGAGAGTGAGGACGTGATCTCTTGGGCTATGCGTTGCTGTGGTGATCCGGCCTTGACCGACAACGCTTCCCACCATCCGCAAGCCCAATGGCCGAAGCGGTCGATGGTCACGTTGTCACTCTCGCCGCCGAGTTGCTTCAAGGCGCAACGCCAGTTGCTCTCGGTCAACTCGTCCGAGTCTCGGTTGCGTGTCAGCACGCAAAGCCACTCGGGTTCCGGTATCTCGCCGAGGTAGTTGGAGAGCGAATCCCAACCGCTCGGGTTCTTTACTACGTCACGCAATGGCGTGAGTTCGATGTCTGTGATGTCCATGATGTTGGTTCCTTTCTTGGTTGGTTGTTATTTCAGATCAGCCCTCGACCACACTCCGATGGTGCTGTCGGAGTCGATGCGGTAATGGAACCTTTCGATTCCGACATAGCAGAGGACTCCCCCCGTGAAGGAGAAGTCTGCTCGTGCTCCATAGGGTCTTTCAAAAAAGACGCAGTCGTCTGCGATTTGATGAATAGTTGCCGTTCCCCACGGCCCATCCCACACTTGCACAACGTCTCCGAGACGAAGTTCTTTGATCGGTGTGGGTGTTGGTATTTGTTTTTCCATTGGTCTGTTTCCTTTCTGGTTGGTTGTTACTCTTCGACGAGCACCTCGTACTCGGAGATGATCGCCTCCACTTGCTCTTGCGTTTCGCACGCTTCGAGTTGGTCTTGGAGATCACTCGCATCGTCGCCCTGCAAGAACGTCGTCTTGCCGTTGGGGAAATGCAGCGTGAGTCCGTATCTGTCTTCGCTGTAGTCGTACTTACTCATTGGTCTGTTTCCTTTCGTTGTAGGTTGTTGTCCGTGGCACGGACTATTTGATGCCCTCGCTGGCGAGTGCTTCCTCGTCGAGGGCGTTCATCCAATCCACAAGGGCTGTGAACCCCGTGTTCGGACGCTCCAGACAGATCATCTGGGCGTACGGATCATTGATCGTGAACACGACTTGCTTGCGCTTCGTGTCCCAGACATGGGGTTCGGGTTGCAACGCAAGCTCGAAGCGTTCCGGTTTCTTCGGCTCGACGCCTTCGCTCTCCAGCCACGCAAACAAGCGCGGCTCGAGATCGGCGAGCTTGTCGGCGATGAACGAGTCGTTCTCAAGGACGAGCATCACTCGCCCGTCTTCGAGAACCTCGATGATGTAGTTGGCCTCTGGCTCGACCGGATCATTGATCCCGTTGTAGACCCATGCCCATGTCGGCCCATCGGGATTCTTGTACTTATCCCTCGGGAACTGATGCAGTTGTTTCGGATACTTTTTCATTGGTTTGTTTCCTTTCTTGGTTCTTGTCCGGTGATCGGACTAATTATCTCGATGCGGCGGGGCATGATGTGTTCCCACGCTTTGCCACTCGCCGTCTTGCCCTGATACAAGGGCAGGAGGATGTCCTCGTTGCTGTCACTCTCGGCTTCCACGATGTCGGTGAACGGGTAGACAATCCCGATTGCACCGCTCTCGCGGCCCGTTGCGGTGATGCGGTAAGTCTTCATGCTATTCGGTGAAGACATGGACATATTCACCGGACGGGATCTGCCCCGTGATGAACGGACGATTCCACGATGCCAGTGTTGTCCCGAATTCCTTCTGGTCTTCCGCGTTGAACTTGCTGACCAACGCTTCGACGGCAGCGCGATGAACCTCATCGCCGCTCAACTCATACGGATACGAGAAGAAGATCTTTCCCCTCCCGCATTCCGCTTTGATCCTCGCACCCCGCGAATTCGTGGGGCCGATATACTTCGTGATGATCGCTTGCATTGTTTACCTTTCTCTCCGGCCCGATTGAGCGGGGCCGATTCGCCTTGTCCGTGGCACGGACAAGCCCTCGGCCTCGGAGGATGGGACTGCCGAGACCGATGCGCTTGCCACGTTGTGGAGTTATTACTTGGTGAGTTCGATCAAGATGAACACGGCAAGAAAGGCGAGGACGCCGATCTTCCAGAGAATCTCATCGAGTAACTCGGGGCTAGGCTTCCGCATCTCACACGCTTTGGCCTCCTCGACCATGCGGAGCGACTCCGGTGTCATCATCCATTCCCCGATCGCTTCGTCCCACTCGACTGGCACTTTGACTTTGACGCGACGGACGATCTTTCCCTCCGCATCGGGGATCCGTAGCGTGAATGGTTTAAGTTCAACCTTCGGCATACACGCCTCCCTTGTTCGATGTTGCGGGACGATAGAACTCGAAACGAATCTCCTCCGACAACGGAAGAGTGCGCTCGACCTGGGGTCTGGTGCGCTCGGAACCGGGCGACCAGATGACATGAACGGCGACCTTGGGTTGGTCTGCTTTTTCAATGGTCATGGCTTTGTGGGAATGCGGGGTTATTACACGCCAACCGGAAAGAGGTTGGCAAGACTGAAACGCATCGGCTCGGGCTTGCGCTCGGGCTGGATGAGGTTCACCGGATTAGGCCGATCGGAATACTCCAAGCCACCATATTTGGCGCGTTCGAGTTCCTCACGGCTGAGTTTGTCCACCGCACTCTGGATGAGCGTAACGTGGACGTTTCTGATCTGTTCTCTTTTCATTTTGGTTTTGTTCGTTGGTTCCTTGTCCGTGGCACGGACAAGCCTTGCCGTTAATGAGCAAGCCACACGCGCACAACCGCTGTCGGTTGTGGCGTGTCGTTTGCTCACCCTTCGAATAGGGCCATGAGTTGGCGCGCTTCACGTTCCGAGGTGATGCAGCCGGAGATGAACGGCTCTTGGCAATGCACCGAGATTCCCGCCGCGCCCCATGTTTGGGCGTGGCGCAACTCGGCGAGGATCATGTATCCGGTGCAACGCACGACCGCCGCAGGGTCGTTGCTGTGGATGACGATGACTGGTTTGTTTATGCTCATGTTACTTGGTTTGTGGTTCATGGTTCATGGTTCATGGTTCATGGTTCATGGTTCCTTGTCCGTGGCACGGACAATTATTTCGCTTTCTGGTAGAGGCGAGTGATGACGGCGCGGAAGAGCTTCTTATCGTTGCCGCAAAGTTTCATCAAAGCGGTCTTCGCTTCGTTGAACTTGGCTTCGACTTTCTCGCCCTTCTCTTCGCGGGTAACCTTCGCCGCTTTGCGCGCCTTGGACATCGGGCGTGTCATATCGTCTTCGCGGACGATGCCGAATTCGCGCAGCAAATCGCTGATACGTTGGCGACTGTAGTCATTGGCTTTCAACGTGGCTTCGACCTTGGGGATATCGATTGCCGCGAGGTTTTCCTTAACGAATGCGCGGAGGGTTTCCCGCTTCGCTTCGCTGGCCTCTCGCAAGATGACAACCTCATGGATCTCCCGTGCGATTGCGTCTTCGATGCAGTCTTGCGTATTGGCTACGTTGTAACTGATGGTCATGTTGATGATGTTCTTTTTCATGTTGTCTTTTCTTTCTGTCTGTCTGTTCGTTTGTTTGTTTGTTTGTCCGTGAGTCGGACAACGTCATGTTGTCTGACCTTTCGGGTTCATCTATAAGTGACCAGCAGCGCGATTTACTCTGTTAATTGATGGTGAATTGTGCGATTATTATGGATGGGCAAACCTCCTCTTTCTGTAGATTGGGACGTTGTAAAGAGTCTTTACTTGCAAGGTGTATCTGTTCCGACACTTTCGGAACGATTCGGAATTAACACAAACACCTTACGTGCAAGGGCTTGCAAGAAAGGATGGAATGCTGCGATCGGAACAGAGAAGCAACGCAAGGAACAGATCACAGAGAAAAGCCTTGCGGTCGCAAGGGACATTTGGTCAGAGAGAAGGGAAACGATCAGAGAAAGAATCCATTTGATCGGTGATCGAATGACCAAGGTAGCTTCCGAACTACCTGATGATCAGATACTTACAAAGGCAGACAAGATCAAGATTGCTACAGAGATTGCAGGAAAGAGTGTAGGACTCGACAGAGAGGAAGACCGCAACCAAGTAAACATCGCAATTCTTGGTGCAATAGGTTCAAGCCCAGGCACTTATGATGATGTAGTGCAAGGGGAAGTTTGGTCAGAATCGGGTAGAAAGCTACCCTCTAACAGAGTAGAGCACACGGAATCCGAATCCGTAGACCACCACCCAACCCACCACTGTCCCCCCTGACCCAGCCGCGCCACAGTATGATAATATAAATAATGGGTTCTAAATTTTTTGCCTGTTTTAAGAGTTATTAACTTTTAGGGGAGGGGAGAGCCGGATCGGACGGAACTCCCCCGGGCCGGGCTACAGGAGCGAACAGAGATACTTCAGGAAACGACGCCACCGGAAAGAAGTCACGACAGCCTTCCGGTCACCCCGCTCGAAGTATCCGACGCCGCCGTAGGGTCCATAGACCAGGCCGAGTTCGGTTGAGCGATACATTCACAATCACCTCCTTTCATCGCCCGGAATAAAGCACAGTCCGTGCCGAGTGCTATAATAACTGCGGACACTGGCAGGTAGCGACGTGGTGGTAATGCTGCCTGCCGGTGCTCCGCCTACAAATGACGGGGGTGCCCAAAGCGGCGGTCTTCTAAACCGTGCAGCGGCTAGGCTTTGTCGGTGAGATCCCGGACCTCGTCCCACCTCTATGAAAGCCATCCTCGAATTCACTCTCCCCGAAGAACAGCACGAGCACCAGGACGCCCTCCAAGGCTCCGAATGGAAGTGGGCGGTCTCTGACCTCTCGAACTACCTCCGCAACGAATCCAAGCACGTCGACCACTCGGCCGAGGAATACCGGATCCTGGACGCGGTCCGGGAGCGGATGGCTGAGATCCTCAAAGAGCGCGGGCTCGAATTGTATTAAACATGTCCGGCTGGCTGATCGCGGCGACCGGGTTCGCCTACGCTTGGGTTGCGATTGAGATGGCGTTATCCCATAAATGGCCGCTGGCGATCGTCTGGGCCGGATACGCCTTTGCCCAGATCGGGCTGTGGCTGGTCAGCCGGCAAGGGTAGGGGATTGGGAGTGTTTTACTAGTTTCTAGTGTAGGGGTGTTTTTGGCCGAGGGGGTTGAGAAAGTCAACCCCACCCTACCCCCCACTGAGTTCCCCGAGGTTAAGTCGTTGAACGAAAGTATACTTACGACCGAAATGGGGGTTGGGGGTTGACCCCTATTACTTTTCTGAATAAAAAGAGTATATATATACGCCACGAAGTTTCCCCGCGGGGTATCCGGACCCCACGTCGGAAAAACCCCCAGCCCTCCCCCCCAAATCTAACCCCCCAACCCCCTTTTGGACGTAAACCACTCGGCGGTAACCACT